GCGGGCATCAACGAGGGCGTTACGGTCCTCGAGAAGTTCGCCGACTTCCTTGTTCAGCTGCTCGAGAACAAAGCCCTCAAGCTTGTTGATACGGGCAGCGGTCTGCTCGTTCATTGCAGTGCGGTGTTCGCGAAGCTTCTTGGCGTCCATGACGCGCTGCTCGGCGAGCGCCTTCTCTTGTGCCTTGACAGAGCCAATCTCTTCCGAGAGCTTTGCCATCACAAACTTCTGCAGCTTTTCAGCATGTTCGGCCAGCTGGGTATCATAGGTAGCGCGTGCTTCCGAGATTTCCTGTGCCAGCTTGACGCGCTGCGCCTGCATTTCGCGGTGATCTTCCGAGATCTCCTTCAGCTCTTCTGCAAGCTGGGACATCACAAACTGCTCAAGCATCTTGGTGTGCTCTGCAGTCTTGGCCTTGTACGAGGAACGTGCCTCCTTGATGGCCTTGGTAAGATTTGCGCGCTCTTCGTTTAGAGCCTTGGTTGCCTGGGCCGACTCAACTGCATACTGCTTGACAGCATCAGTGAGCATGTTGTCCATGGCTTCAACAAGGTTACCCTTGTCTGCTTCAAAGCGAACCGAGAACTCTTCGCGGACCTGTGCTTCAACATCCTCACGGAGAGAAGCGCGGACCTCGTCCAGCTTTACATTCCAAGCTTCTTCAAGAGCGGTCTTGGTGTCTTCATTCAGAAGACCCGACTCAAGAAGCCCATTCAATCCGTTATCCATATGGATCACTCCTTAGGCTTTGAGGTTGTGGATCCAGTTCAAGAGCTCCTTTGCAAGGTGCCCTTGTGCCTTGGGATCGTGCTTCACGGCAGTAGCCAGGTCTTCAATGACTGCACCACGACGACGGTTATTAAGCGCCTCGTAGACTGCCTTGGGATAAGCTTCTGGAGCGCTTGGACGTGCCACGATGTCAACGGTCACAATCTCGAAGTCCGAGACGTTACCACGATCATCCACGTTACCGCTACCACGGCTACTAACACCAAGCTTCACACCATTTTCAAGAAGGGTGCGAACGATGTTTCCCATGGGGGTTGGAAGGATCTTCAGCTTGCCCATTCCGTTAGGACCGTCCATGTACATCTCGGTGATCATGTGACTGACACGGTCGATGTTGATGTTCAGTTCCTCTGGGTGATCGGCTTCGCCGAGGACGCTTTCGCCCCTACGCAGAGTGTCATTGATGCTATCCACAGCCAAACGAATCTCGTTGACGGGATAGACTCGCTGGTTATGGTTCTTTTGACCACCCTGAACGAAGATACCACGCATGAACAAGTCCTTGGGCTTGCCCGCGATGTTTTCAGCGCCCTCTTCAACGACGCACTTGGCTTCGTCAAAGTTCATCTTTTCGGTGAGAACCAATGCCATGTTACTTACTTCCTCTTGAAGTCGGAACCGCGAAGATCAGTTGCCTGACCAATGGGGCTCTTTGGCGAATCAGAACCGAAACCTGCCTTCGAGTTCAGCATGGCCGACTTGTCGCCTTCCTTGCTGACCTTGGTGCGGCCATCGGTGCTCTTTTTGACCTGGTTCTTCAGCAGCGGACGTGCCTTGACTTCAGGAGCAGCTTCACGCTCATGACCTTCGTGGTGATCACTCTTGATCTCCACAGCCTTGCCGCCTACGCGGGCATCGGCATCATGCTCAGGAAGTGGGCTCTTGTCGTTCAGGTGAACCTTTGCGCCATCAGCGCCGATTTCCTTACCGCCCTGCAGGTTTGGATCCTTGACAGGCTCCAAGTTCCAGCTCTCTTCGAGATCGTCAAAATCGTCTTCCGACTCAGTGACTTCCTCTTCCACGCTTTCAGCAGTGATGCCGTCAACGTAGCCACGAACGCGCTCGCTGATGTCTGGATTCAGTTCTTCCGAACCATCCATGTCAGCGTCAACGGTTTCGTCAACTTCTAGATCATCGCCCATGTCGTCCATCTCTGGACCTTCGACTTCATCGCCAGCAACTTCGTCGCCAACTTCGTCCTGACCGGTGATCTCAGCGAACTCTGCCTTGAGGCGAGCCATAACAGCTTCTAGATCCTCAATGGTGTCGCCAATGGTGTCTTCAGCTGGCAGCTCTTCACCACCAACCATTTCGTCTTCTGCATCCAGCTCATCGCCGTCTGCATCAACGTCGCCGTCAAGCTCTTCGCCAGCGTCGGCATCGGCGTCTTCATCGTCGCCTTCTGCTTCGCTGTAGAACTCCTCGGACTCAATTGCTTCCT